GATTACAATGGCGAGAAACGCCATCGGCATGGCTATGGCAACAGAGGAATTTGGGGCGAGTTTCTTCGCAAACGGAGCCGCACCGGGCGGTATTTTGGAGCATCCGGGGACGCTTAAGGACCCGTCCAAGGTTAGGGAAAGCTGGAACCAGCTCTTTCAAGGCTCCGGCAATGCAAATAAGGTGGCTGTCCTCGAGGAAGGCATGACCTACAAGCAGATCGGGATTCCACCGAATGAAGCACAGTTTCTTGAAACAAGAAAGTACCAGACGGAGGAAATCTGTCGTATCTACCGTGTGCCGCCACATCTGGTGGCAGACCTCGACAAAGCGACTTTTTCCAATATCGAGCATCAGTCTATTAGCTTTGTCGTTCACACCATTAGACCTTGGCTGGTTCGACTCGAGCAGGCGATGAACAAGACACTTCTTTACCCATCTGAACGACAAGATTATTTTGTTGAGTTCAATGTGGACGGTCTTCTTCGAGGTGACTATGAAAGCAGGATGCGCGGCTATGCTACAGCCAGACAAAACGGTTGGATGAGCGCCAACGATATCAGGAGGCTTGAAAACATGAACCTAATATCAAAAGAAGAAGGAGGAGATCTGTACTTGATCAACGGCAACATGACCAAACTTGAAGACGCTGGCATCTTTGCCGGCAGGGAGGTGAAAGCAAATGGAAAAACGTAAGTTCTGGGTCTTTCAACGAGGAGATCCGGAAAAGGGAGAAACCGTCCTAAGACTGGACGGACCGATTGCAAAAGAGAGCTGGTTTGGCGATGAGGTCACACCGGCTCTTTTCTTGTCGGAGCTGGAAAGACATCCGGGAGATTTAACGGTCTGGATCAACTCTCCGGGCGGCGACGTCTTTGCGGCATCACAGATCTACACCATGCTCATGGACCATCAGGGAAAAATCACGGTCAAAGTAGAGGGCCTAGCCGCTTCTGCCGCTTCTGTCATTGCGATGGCCGGCGGCGAAGTGTTGATGAGCCCTTCTTCCATGATGATGATCCATAACCCGACGACCATTGCCGAGGGCTGGAAGGACGAGATGGAAAGGGCCGTAAGCATTCTTGAGGAGGTCAAAGCCTCCATCATCAATGCCTACGAACTCAAGACCGGGCTTTCAAGGCATAAGATCTCCCGGCTGATGGACGACGAAACATGGATGAATGCAAGGAAGGCAAAGGAGCTGGGATTTTGCGACGGTTTCCTTTTCACCGGAGAAGAAAGCGAACCGGAGGAAGGCATGGCTTATGCCGCCAGAAAGATGGTGGCTCAAGTCCTAAACAAAATCGGCCCAGATGCTGTTTTCAAGAGGGTAGCGAAGGAGACAAAACCCGCTGAAGAAACAGACATTCAAGAACAATCCGAAACAGGCACAAGATACACAGAGCTTGAAAAAAGGCTCGAACTTTTACGTCATTAAGGAGGACGAAGAAATGAATAAAATTCAGGAACTGAGAAACAAACGCCTTGAAGTTTGGGAAAAGGCTAAGGCCTTTTTGGAAGAAAAGCGAGACGACAAAGGCATCGTCTCAGCAGAAAACACGGCCGCCTACGAAAAGATGGAACAGGAAGTCGTCGATCTTGGAAAAGAAATCGACCGCCTGGAACGCCAACGGGACATGGACATGAAGCTTAACGAAGCGACCAGCCGTCCTGTGGTGACAAACCCTATGCAGGCCAAGGAAGACAAGACCGGCAGGGGCAGTGATGCCTACAAGCGTGATTTCTGGAACCTTATGAGAAAGAAGAACGCTGTTATAACGAACGCCCTGCAGGTCGGTACGGACTCCGAGGGCGGCTATTTGGCTCCGGATGAGTTTGAACAGACACTTGTGGAAGCGTTGGAAGAAGAAAACATCTTCAGAAAAATCGCTCATGTCATTCAGACATCTTCCGGAGATCGCAAAATCCCTGTTGTTGCAACAAAAGGCACGGCTAGCTGGGTGGACGAAGAAGCCGCCATCCCGGAATCTGATCCTGCCTTCGGCCAGGTCTCCATCGGTGCCTATAAGCTGGCTACTATGCTCAAAGTCTCCGAGGAACTTTTAAACGACTCGGTCTTTGACCTGGAAAGCTACATCGCTAAAGAATTCGGCAGGCGTATGGGTTCCAAAGAAGAGGAAGCCTTCCTTATCGGCGACGGCACAGGCAAGCCCACAGGCATTTTCCAAACCGTAGGCGGTGGAGAAGTTGGCGTTACGGCTGCGTCGGATAAAGCAGTGACGGCAGATGAGCTGATCGACCTCTTCTATTCGCTTCGTGCACCGTACAGGAAAAATGCCGTCTTTATTATGAACGATGCGACTGTGAAGTTGATTAGGAAGCTTAAAGACAACACCGGACAGTACCTCTGGCAGCCGGCTCTCACAGCAGGCACACCGGATACCATCTTGAATCGTCCCGTGTACACGTCAAGCTTTGCTCCTCTGGCAGAGGGTGGAGCGTTGGCGATTGCTTTCGGCGACTTTTCCTACTACTGGATCGCCGACCGTCAGGGCAGGTCTTTCCAAAGATTGAATGAGCTCTTTGCCGCAACGGGACAAGTTGGCTTTAAGGCTACACAACGAGTGGACGGCAAGCTAATCCTGCCTGAGAGCGTGAAGCTCTTGCAGATGAAGGCCGGCGCTTAAGGAGGCAAACTATGAACGCAGAGGAGCTTCTTCATCCATTAAAAGAAAATCTGGTTGTGGAGCATGACGCGGATGATCCCCTCATGCTCCGCTGCCTTTCCTCTGCGATTTCCTATGCAGAGGGATACCAGAAAAAAGGGCCGGATTACTACTTAAACCACCCGATGACAGAAAGCACGAAGCAGGCCGTGATCGTCCTAGCCTCTTTCTTTTATGAAAGCAGGGACGGTTCTACGGCCGGCTTCTTTTCCGATTCTCCCGATGCCGCCAAACAGGTCTGGGAGACAGTAAAACTTCTGCTTCAGGGTGATAAGGATGTGATCCTATGAGCATTAAATTGACACATTTTATTGAGCTTTTCCGTGTAGAACAAGGAACAGACGAGGACGGTTTTCCGGTAGAGCGTGACGAGCTTTTAGCAAGCGTTAGAGCCTACCGGGAAGACCGCTATGGCAGTGAAATGTGGAAGAATAGAAGTCTTTTTTCCAAAGCGACGGTGCTCTTTCGCATCAGATCAATTCCCGGTATCGCGCTCGATACCCGGTGTGTGGTGCTGACGGAGGACGGCAGATACAACATCCTCTCCGTAGAAGATATCCGTCATAAAGGGCTCTACTGGGAGATCTTGGCTGAAAAGGTCGATACGGAAGGGGTGGTCAAAGATGGCTAGGTGTGAAATCAAGATGCCGGATGAGTTTTTGGACAAACTCTCAAAGCTCGGCGACCGCTTTGACCAGGCAGCCCCTAAGATTTTACAAAGCGGCGGCAAGGTTGTGCTTTCGCAGATGAAGGCAAACCTTGAAGGCAGGATCGGTAAAGATACCAAGTACCCTTCCCGCTCTAAGGGCGACCTTGTCAGAAGTCTCGGCATTACACCGGCCTTGCAGGATAGAAACGGCGAGTGGAATATCCGGGTGGGTGTCGGAGATTCCAAAGACCGTGAGGGCGTGCCGAATGCACTGAAAGCCCAAGTCTTGGAGTATGGAAAATCCGGGCAGAAGGCAAAGCCCTGGATGAAGCCCGCCAGACGAAAGGCAAGAAAGCCTGCTATCCATGCGATGGAAGAGACGCTGAAAAGGGAGCTTGACATATGAGTGCATTAGCGGAACTGAAAAGAATAGCAGAAGAGTTAGGACTTCCGTCAGGAGCCGTTTCTTTTGAAAAGAAGGCACCGGAAACCTACCTCGTCTTTACACCGCTTTATGATGACTTGTTGCTCTATGCCGACAACAGACCGTTAGTGGAGACGGAGGAAGTCCGCATCTCACTATTCAGCAAGGAAAACTATCTTCTTTGGAAAAGGCGACTGACGGACATCTTGCTGGAGCAGGATTTCATCATCACGGAGCGGAGGTTTTTAGACCTTGAAGAAGACACGGGATACTACCATTACAGCCTGGACGTGGCGAAAGAATACGTCAGATAAGGAGGAATGAACTATGGCAACGATAGGCCTGGACAAACTATATTATGCAAAAATTACCGAAGACACATCCGGTGAGGAAACCTATGATGCGCCCGTACAGCTGGCGAAAGCCATCACGGCGGAGCTGTCGGTGGAACTTGCCGAAGCGATCCTTTATGCCGATGACGGTGCATCGGAAATTGTAAAAGAGTTCAAAAGCGGAACGCTGTCGCTCGGTGTAGACGAGATCGGCAGCACGGCGGCATCGGATTTAACAGGTGCCGTGATTGATACAAATAATGTGCTGATCTCCTCGTCGGAGGATGGCGGACTGCCTGTTGCTGTCGGATTTAGGGCAAAGAAATCAAACGGCAAATACCGTTATTTCTGGCTTTACCGGGTGAAATTCGGAATTCCGGCGACGAACCTTGAAACGAAGGGCGACTCCATCACCTTCTCTACACCGACCATCGAAGGCACGATCATGCGGCGAAACAAGCCGGATGCGGAAGGAAGACATCCTTGGAAGGCGGAAGTGACCGAGGGCGATGCAGGCGTGGCTCCAGAAGTCATCACCGGTTGGTATGACAACGTTTATGAACCGGTCTTTACACCGGTTGCACCATAAGGAGGTTGGCGTATGTATCAAGAATATATGACGAAGATTAAAGTCGGCGAGAAAGAATACGAGCTGCTCTTGACGACCAAAGCGACCAAGGAAATCGCCGGGCGCTACGGCGGTCTTGAAAATCTCGGCGACAAGCTCATGAAGGCGGAGAATTTTGAGATGGCTCTGGGTGAGATCATTTGGCTGATTACACTTCTTGCGAACCAGCCGATCTTAATTCACAACTTAAAACATAAGGATGATAAACAAGAGCTTTTAACCGAAGAGGAAGTGGAGCTTTTGACTTCTCCGATGGATTTGGCGAATACAAGGACGCCATTACGACGCACTTTTAAAGGCGACCAAACGGAACATCGAAAGTGAGACTGACTCAAAAAACGCAGTGCCGGGTAAGTGACGGAGAGTTATTTACCAGGCTTTTATATTTCGGGCTGAGCTGGCTTCACTTGTCGCAGGATGAGGTCTGGCTCATGCCCTTTTCTTTGCTCTTAGACCTAATGGAATGCCATAGACAATATGAAGGAATAGCAAGGCCCAAGCGAGAGTTTTCCATTGATGAGGTGATCCCAAGCGGATTTAAAAAGTATTCACTGTGCAGGACGGCATCTACCCCGAGGGAAGGTGCTTTTTTCTTGCTCTTTTTCGGGAAGGAGGTGGCATAGATGGCAGATAAATTCGGTTTAAAGATTGGTCTTGAAGGCGAACGAGAGTTTAAAAAAGCCCTCGCCGACATCAATCGCTCGTTTCGAGTCCTCGGCTCGGAGATGAAGCTTGTTGAGTCGCAATTCGGAAAGAACGACCAGTCTTTGGAAGGCTCTGCAGCAAAACAGCGGCTTTTGAATAAAGAGATTGATGCGCAAAAGGACAAAATCAATACCTTAAAAGCCGCACTTGAGAATGCAGCCACCTCCTTCGGAGAAAATGACCGCAGAACCGATAACTGGCGGATAAAACTGAACGAAGCGGAAGCCGCCTTAAACGATATGGAGCGAGAACTCGACGAGTCG